TCCTGTTAACCTGCGACATGGAAAGCAGGCTCGCTCTATCTTTTAGGAGAACTCCTATCGGTTGGATAAAGAGGTCCTCTAGGGCATGTTGTTGCCGCCCTTATTACAACGATCCTTTGTGAGTCAGACGATGTCCCATTACTACACCTGGAATAGGTGGGAGCGTTGGCGTAGTACATACACCAACAACCTCCCCGAACTTGGCCCTATTGCAACCTATAACGTGCAGAACTTGCCCGCTTTAGCGTTCATTAGGTCCGGTTCATCCGTCCCAGGCTGGAAGGAAAAGATAGCGTCTGGTGCTCCTGCCACTAGTAACTTTACTGGGCAGAAGTATCAACTCAAAGATAAGGTCCCTGGTAGCGCACAGTGGTCGTATTGGTCTCCACCTTGGAATAGGTGGTTGGTCTATACGGCTCGCGGTGATCTCCAGTTAGCCCCAAACTTTGGCTTGACTCATTTGGATCCGACTAATGCCGATAACAACGCTCGAGCTGATCTCTACAAGAAGATAAAGTCTGCTCAGACGAAAATGTCTGGTCAGGTCTTTATCGGCGAGTTGAGAGAAGCTCTCCGAATGATCAAGAGTCCTGCTAAAGCTCTCCGCGATGGTTTGGGTGCCTATTTGTCCACTCTCGAAAAACGAGGACGTGGGCGGCATACCAAGCAATCAAAGCGCAGAGCCTTATCCGACACTTGGTTAGAGTACTCTTTCGGCTGGGCTCCCCTAATCGGTGATATCGAAGGTGCGTTTAAAGCGTACCGACGAATCATGGATCAGGTTAGCACCGCTAGAGTACGTGGTCTGGGGTTTTCAGAACAGTTCGGTACGTCTACTGTTGGCCAAGTCGCGCATAATTCATTACTGTTTACCGAAAGGTACAGAATGTTTAAACGCGTCGAGGTCAAGTACACTGCCGGCCTGAAAGACACCAAACTAGGTGAAAGCCTCGCTGCAGACACGATAAGTTCTTTCGGGCTTGGCGCCCGTGAGTTCATACCGACTGCGTGGGAACTTTTACCCTGGTCGTTTCTTGCTGATTACTTCACGAACATAGGTGATGTCCTCGAAGCAGCGTCTACGGATACATCAAATGTTACATGGGTCTGCAAAACTGTCAGACGATCTATTATTCAAGAGGTCGTTCTTGACTTTGATGCAGACAAAACCATGAAGCAGGTGACTACTCCGATACGCTACTGCGAAGGCATGGGCGGTGGGTATCGTCTTACTATCGACCACGTTTCTAGAACTGCCTCTGCGTTGCAGTTACCGTCTTTCACGGTACGCTACCCAGGGCTTGGCTCATTCAAGTGGGTCAATATTGCCGCTCTAGCTTCGTCGGCGAAAAAGATGACACCCTATTATTAGGCACCCCTGCTACCCAATGCAGGTTCTACCTAATTCTTCACTCCCCTCTCTTTGAGGGGGTCTCTTATTCTCCTTTTGCCTTATAGGCAGGAAACACAGATGGTAAATGCCCATGGCCTTTGGCCTAACTTCCCCTGTTACGGGGGCTGCCCAAACCGGCTTCACCTCCCCCACCTACACACACGTCGCTGACGTAGCTCCTGATGCGAACGGCAAACAAGTTGCCGTAACCGCCTTGGGAGGTACCCAAGCTGGCGTCACTGTGCATTCTGTGGCCGCTCCTTTTACCAATACGTTCGTACGACCAAAGGTCATGCGCGCGTTAGGTAAACCGAATCCGGTCACGGGTCTGGTGGGATCCGTTCCCCGCAACGTCTATAAAAACATCACCAGGAAAGGAGTGCTGCCCCTCGCGGGTCAGCCCTACGCCAATATGGTCGTTACAACGATCATAGAGGTTCCTGCTGGTGCAGATGTTGCGGATGCGGCGAACATTAAGGCTGCACTGTCGATGCACATCGGTTCTCTCAGCCAACAGGCTGCTGGAATCGGTGACACCGCGCTTTCCGGCATCATGTAATTTCGTGATGTCGGCGGAGAACCAAAGTGAATCATCTTGGCCTTCCACCGCGTGCGAAGTCTACAAAACCGCCTTTCCGAGTTCGGCCTTACGGTCCAAAAGATCGTAAGGTTCCTCAGATGGCGCACGAACTACCTGACGTGATTGAGGAGCAGCTTCGCCAGAGCGCCTTTGGCTTCCTTTCAGGAATCCTTAGGAGCTCTACGAAATGGCTCAACGAACGCCTCAGGAAAATTCGTTAGACCCGCTACAGTATCAACCTCAAGTTCAACGGAGAAAGTCGAAATGGGCCCTTGTCCTCGCGTTCTTTTCTCTAACCTTGCCTGCGATCTCTCTGGATTTCTCCCGACTGTCGATTGGGCGGACCTTGTTTCTTCAAGTCCGCTTGACCGTTGGCCGGAAGTTAGTCCAACTCAAGTTGCTTGTATCCAACTCAGGAACTCCATTCTCAAGAAGTTCCAGGACGAAAAGTCCAATGAGGCGGATGCAAAAGCGCTAGAGAAGTTCCTTGAAGCTAACGATAAATGTCGTAGCTTCACCTACAAAGAGCCTTCCTCAACGATTGCTGCTATAGCTCTCGGAGAGGCCGAAGTTTGTTTTCGAACATTCTTCGAACGGGTTCCTTCGCAGTTGACTTGGCTTGATTATGAAAGTATTCAAGACAACCTTCTGCCTGGTCCCGGTGCTTCTTTGCAGGCCACGGGTGACAGCTTCTATCATAAGATAGCGGCCTCACCAATGACTGGAACTCAGAGATCGCTCTTCCTCCTTTATCGGAGGGAAGCAGCAAAGTATCCTCTTTGGGATGAAACCGAAAAGATCCGGTTTGACCATTTTGGGGGCTTTGTGGCTGAGCGAGGTAATCGTCTTTCTTACGTCCCTAAAACTACCGAAGTTTCACGGACTATATGTACAGAGCCCCTACTGAACATGCTTGTTCAGAAAGGGATCGGCTGCCTACTCGAAGAGGGGCTGAAAAAGAGGTTTGGTATAGACCTCAGTACTCAGCCTTCTAAGAACCAGCAGTTGGCCAGGATCGGAAGCAGTTGGGGATCTTTCGGAACGATCGATCTCTCTTCTGCTTCTGATTCGATATCCATGGCCTTGCTCGAGAGGATCTGCCCACCTGATGTCCTTAGGTGGTTCAGAGAATCTCGGTCACCCGTAACGACCTTACCTAACGGTGAGGAAGTCACTCTGCACATGGTGTCGTCTATGGGTAACGCCTTTACGTTTCCTCTACAGACGATTCTGTTTAGCTCAATTGTCGTTGGGGTCTATCGAGCTCTTGACTTAGAGCTTGTCTATCCCCGCGGAGACTGTCTGGGCAACTTTGCCGTTTTCGGTGATGACATTATCGTTCGCCGTGAGGCTTACGATCTTGTTTGTCACTGTCTACAGCATTGGGGCTTTACAGTCAATGCCGACAAGAGCTTCAACAACGGACCGTTTCGGGAATCCTGCGGAGCAGACTTCTACTCCGGACATGAGGTTCGTGGCATTTACTGCCAGTCCCTTAAGTCTAAGCAGGACGTGTACTCACTCATCAACAGACTCAACGTTTGGTCTGCTAATCATGAGGTTCCCCTTCCGCTTACTATTCGGTACCTAATGGAGCACGTGAAGTTTCTTCCCGTGCCACCGTGGGAATCCGATATAGCTGGCGTTAAGGTTCCTTTGAAGTTAGCAGGCAACTTGAAAGAAGATCGAGACACAAGGTCCATACTGTATTTACGGTATGTTCCAAATGCCAAGAAAATCTCTCTTGTAAACGTTGGGATGCTGTCTAGAATTCCTCGAGCACGTGGTTTACTCCATAATGCTCCTGGGATACTCTTAACAGCCGTGAGTGGTTATGCTAAGGACGGCGCGATCATTGAAAGACAACGTCGCGTTCGCTTTACAAAACGAGTATCAATAGCACCGTGTTGGGACTATTGGGACTCGTGGACAAGTAAATTAAGCTTGTCCGGGTGGCATAGGTGGGAGACTACCTATGTCGGGCTAAACGTGGGGAACGTTTAGTACCAGACCCGTCTCTGAAATAAGAGACTACCTCGGGATCGAGGAGAAACCAATCGAAAGGTTGTTCCTTCTCTCAATTGGCCTCGCATCCCGAG